AGGGAACCTACCCCAGAAGCCAGCATGGATGACCCGGCCATGCCTGGGCCAAAAATACCGGCCATAGTCGAGCCGAACATTCCGCCGCCCAAGAAGGGCACACCAAACATCGCCGCCGCAATCGGCAAGACAACAGGAGCCGCCTTCTTGAAGCCCTTCCAGACCTTACTGACGACATTCTTGACCTTACGGAAAATACTCTTGAAAAAGAATTCAGGGAGACCTGTGTCAGGGTTTATGCTGTTCAATTCATCCCCAACAACAAATTCCTGCGGATCAAGGCCCATATCGCGCATCTGACCAAACAAGAGCGCCTTGATCTTCGGATTGGCATCAAGGACTTCCATCGGGATAACCGTTTCACCCTCCGCCGCGTGGACAATGTAAATATCCCCATTGCGGCCATACTCAGACAGCTTTTGGAGTTGGCTCGGCATGGAGGCAACGCCCAAGGGCGCAAGTTCATATTCAGGGGACGCCTCCGCAAAAGACTGTAGGCCGTTGGAAAGGGTTACGTGAGATTGTTGCAACATTATGAAAGCTCCAGTACGCTCGCTACTGCGTATATCTTCGATGCCGTATCACAATTTAATATGAGCGTATCGCTGGCCTCCAATACAAAAGGTCCAGTGAGGGACGTGTCGGTGACCGTGGCGAGACTGATCTTTTTCAGCGTTGCGGTCACGGAAGCAGAGCTATCCGTTATCTTCGGATAGATTACTATAGTACCGCTATGAGAATTATACAAATTGAGATTCTTGACAATGGCCTCAGTAGCCGCTGGGCAAGTGTATATGGTCACGTCTCCCGTAGACCCGACCAATGTAACTACATTCTTATACGCGGATGCCATTTCTCTACTCTATAAACCAACTCAAGCCCTTGAGATCATCCTCGCCGCTGACCCTGTCCGGAAAATCTATCTTAGAAAGAGCCATTTCCAAGTCACGCAGGATTCGTGCAAAAGTATCCGGATCGTATTCGTCCGGGGCCATTGGCATACTGTGATCGAGAAGTTTAGCCATTACCGCCTTCCGTCCGGTTTAATTTGAAGGCGCAAGTCGCCCAAGGTCCAGGCCATGTCGGCGGTGGAACTCTCTATCCGTAAAACACCCTGGCGAGCCCGCGCTCTTAAATAGGACTGCTGCGTGGTCGCGGTGACATTATTCGTTGAATTGGTGGTCAAACTGTCACCGGGGAAATTTCGGGTCTTGATGATATAATCAACCGATCCGGACGAATCTACGCTGTTGTCCGTTATATCTATATCCGGGATCAGACGGCTCATCAGCATGAACTGTTCCCCATCTCCTATATCAAAATCTGCGGACTCGATAAACGAGGTCATGGCCGAACCATCATTATTATCCCCGCTCTCCTGGATGTACACGTAATTCACGTCACTAACGGCCCCAGATGCCCTGGGATTGTCATGGATGCCGTAATCCACCCACGCCGTTCTGGATAACGAACCAATATCCCATACATTTTCCGTGAAATTAAATTTAACGTACCGGTCAATTTCCGTCGCGGAAGAAGACATGTAAAACCAGAGAACCTCATCAAACATCTTGTTTGCTGCGGCAAAGAACTTGTGGCCTTGTGAAAGGTTGATGTCCCGGAACACATATTTAAGAACGGTGCAGGGTATGAGTTGTATGCGCCCGCTATACACATAGAAGTTCTCACGATCCATCCAGAATACCTTATCACCAACCGTGGCTACCGCATTCGGGCCAATAATGGATACGTTGTTGGCGAGCATGTTGAGGCTGAAAATAAGATCTGATTGATTGCCGATATACCGCATGGAGTATAAAGTTGTGTCGGTCCAGACAAGCATCTCCTGGCGCGTCTTCTGGGCCGCCAGGATTTCGGAACCAGAAGAGATGCGCTGGGAACCAGCGGTGTTGGTGGCAGTAGGCGTCCAATCAAAAGGATCTTCCTGATCAGACCAGCGAATCATCAAGAAGTCTTGGTTCGTCTCACCTATTGGATTGGCACCGAAACATACAACATGCCTGTCGGCACCCGATACCATGACCTTTCTTACCACCGTGGGCGCATCAGAGGCCCCCGTCTGGGAAGCGAAGTCCGTGGCCCGTGCGCCAAGGCCCAACGTCTTATCCCAATAATACGGAGTTCCGTCATACGCACAGAACGCCAGATCCTCGCCCCAGTTGTCCTGCGACCACAGGCGGATGTTGGAACCGGCGGATGTCGATGTGTTGGAAGCCTCGCCCCAACTCACGAACGCGTTTGCTTCGAAAACAGCGGTCCCATCGGCATGACTAGCGCCAGTCGTCCCCCGCACCCCGCGCACGACCCCGGCATCCAAGGTCTGTGAGGTTTTCCCGGTATATTGAATGAGTTCAGCTTCGATCTGTATCAGACCGACAAAAGTCGCCGCGTCGCTACTAGTATGCGCCGCTGTCGTTGTTCCGTCCGTTCCGCGTGTGAGGTTGCTCAAGACATTACTGGTGTTATTCGTATACCGTATATTCTCGCTATTGATCTTTACCGTTCCTCGCGAGGGGAACCCGGAAGAATCCGCCAGCGCAATGGACGTACTTGTAATGGTCAGATTGGCGCTGATCGTTGTCGCAGAAGTCTCGAAATCCGCCGCAGAAGTTAGGGTAATGGACGTGGCACCAGAAGAAAGGGTGCCTCCTTCGTTGAGCGTGGTTTCGGAATATGATACGGATCTGCCGCCCCACAAGCCCGCGCCCCAGCCCGTTCCTGGAACAACGAGACCCAACCCCGCACTGATCTGATATGCAGCACTAACAGAGGACCCCCCTCCAGCGGTACTTCCTGAAGAGGCGCTTCCTCCAGTGTCTACGGTATAAGAATTAGCATTAACAAAAGTCAGGGCGAACTCTTGGTTCAGTTGGGCCGCTGTTATCCCATCCGTAGCGGTTGCGGCGGACAGAGTTACATAGTCGCCATCTTGTGCGCCGTGAGATGGCGCAGTAACGGTAACCACCCCACTTCCAGCCGATCCCGTGGTGATCGGATTAGCCCCAAGCGTTGTCGTTGCGCGTAGAGGAGTGATGTCATAATAAACCCCCCCCTCTTCTATGTAGAACTTCTCCTCGGTCCCAAGGCCCATATATTTGGAGTTATCGAGCGCAGCCCATGTGTGCAAGGAACGGCCCGTGCCGATAATCGTATTGACACTCAGCTTTTCCCAACCGCCCATCTTTTCAGGCCGCCCCTTGCGGAAACGAATAAGGTCGGAGTTGTACCAACCATTTTCGTCGCCATACGAAGTGGTTTCCCTGTTCACTCCTGGCCTAAATGTCAATTTAGCCAGCGGCATTGTACTAATCCCCTAGTTCAGGCCAATCATATAGAATGCCGCTTTTCTTGCCGTCTTTATCATGCGTTACCCAGAGCTTGGTTATGTCCGTCACACTAGAGGACGCATCAATGGCATCTTCCATCGCCGTAGCCTTAACCCGGATCGCATCACGCCAAGTCTGAATATTTGAAGGAATATCTGTTCCCTTATCGGCCTTACGAACGATCACCCAATCTGTCTGGACGAGAAATGACCTCTGCTGTTCTTTTACTTTATTCTTTAAAGTAGATTTAAGGCCAAGAACTTTACTGTCGCCAGACCCAGAATCATTTAATTCCCTGGCCTTAAAGTTGACCGTCCCATCTTTGTTCATGGACCAAGTATATAACCTGGAATCCGGGGGGGTTTCCGGAATTATTTCTATGATACCCATGCGGGCTTTATGTTCAGCAGGCCAGACATTCCAGTTACCTGGATGTAATACTCCGCTGTCATCTTTCCAAGATTTTCCTGGACTTATGCTTTTGTCCTTATATCTCCACATATCTTAGTTCTCCGTTATCTTGCCGTAGCTGGTGACACGCCACCGCCGAATGTGCCGCCGTGACCACCGAAGGGGTTTTCTGCCCACGCCATGTAAACGAATGTTCCGCCCGTCGAATGGTTCGGACCACCTGCCTCACGGAATTTCCAGCCATTTGAAAGTAAATCTACGGATGGCGCAGAGAGGACTGTTTCAGCAGCGGTGGTGTTCAGAGATAGTGGGTTGTTGCCAGGAACCCCGTTGTAGCCATCTCGT